CAAGACATTTTGACACAAGAACGTAGAGTTTACGTCTTAGAAGGTGACATCACAAGAACACAACGAAGAGCAGCGACTAATCAGAATGTAAGCGTGTTAGGTGGGTAAAACAAAGCCAAAAAACAATAAACAATAATTATAATAGAATGGATTTACCAGTTTACAAATTAGTAATCAATCCTGAAGATGAAACAGGCGTAGAGTTTGTGTCACTTGTGACTAACCCTGCAATAGAAAAAGACTTTCAATACTTTAATAAACAAGAATTCTTCAACGACTATCCAAAGGCAGCAAGTCAGAACGCACAGAGAGGCATCAATCTAAACGAGGCTATCGGAAATGAGTGTGCAACTTTGGTAGGCAAAAACAGAGCAAGGCAATTAGTTGCAAACGAGAATCTCTCCATTGAAACTATTAAACGCACTTACTCTTATTTGTCTCGGGCTAAAGAATATTACAACCCATCAGACACTAAAGCCTGTGGAACTATCAGCTATTTGTTGTGGGGTGGAGAAGAGATGTTGAGATGGACTGAAAGAAAGTTAGAAGAGTTAGAACTTAGCAAAGCAAAAAAAGCAAGATTTGAGATTCAGAACGAAGAGAAGCGTATTATCTCAGGTGCTGCAATGATTGCAGATTTACCTATTTATCGTTACGATGATGTAAGGGGTGAATATTACGTTGTATTTGACAAGGAAACCATTTTTGAAATTGCTAAGAAATGGGCAAAGGGTGACAAGTACGATGCAGTAAACATTCATCACGACAAAGCAGTAAACGGACTATCTCTATTTGAGTCATTCATAGTTGACAGAGAGCGTGGCATTATGCCTCCAAAAGGTTACGAAGAAGTAGCAGACGGCTCTTGGTTTTTGTCTTACATAGTAAACGATGAGTCTATTTGGCAGAGAGTAAAAGATGGTGAATTTAAAGGTTTCTCAGTAGAGGGATTCTTTGACTTTGAAGAGACCGTAGAAGACAAGATTGCCAACGCGATGATGAAGAAATTAAAAAGAGTGTTAGAGCAATGGGACGGTAAAAATTGAGCCAAAAAAAACAAACCACTAATTATATATAAAATGAATTCAAAAGAAGTAATCCAAGAAATCAGAACCTTGTTAGGTTTCTCAGAAGAGAAACAAGAGGTGAAGATGGAAACTGCCACATTAGTAGATGGCACGATCATTGAATGGGAAGGCGAACTTGCGGTAGGTACTGCAATCTTTGTTCAAACTGGCGAAGGTCTTATTCCTGCTCCTGACGCTACTCACGAAGTTGAAGGCGGTATGCTTGTAACTACTGAAGGCGGTATTGTAACCGAAATCGTAGAAATCGAAGAAGAAGTTGAAGTAGAAGTTGCAGCAACTGAGTTTGCAACCGTTGAAAGTTTTAACTCTTTGTTAGACAAGTTCAATGAAGTAGTAGCACGTCTTGAGGCTATGGAAAAGAAGAACGTAGAACAAGAGGCTAAATTCAACTCAATGAAAGACATCTTTTCTAAGACCGTTGACTTAGTTGAAAAAGTAGCAGATTTACCATCTGAAGAACCACAAAAAGCACCTGCAAAACTTTCTAAGAAAGAGGAGCAGTTCGCGAACATCATGAAAATTGCACAAACCCTAAAAAATAAATAAAAAAATGGCATTTAACGTATCAGCCTTAGCAAATTACACCAACGAGCAGTCTACAGAGTTAGTACTTAAGTCTTTGTTTGGTTCAAAAACTGCTTCTATTTTACAAGCAGCAGGTCAAGTTCAAGTAGGTGTAAAGTCTGCAGAGGCTTTGAACATCCTTACTTCTGACGTTTACTTTCAAACTGACGGTTGCGGTTACACTGCATCAGGTAACACTACTTTCTCTCAGCGTAACATCACTGTAGGTAAAATCAAAGTTGAAGAGACTTTGTGCCCTAAGACTTTGGAAGCAAAGTGGATGCAAACACAAATGGCTGCAGGTTCTCCAACTTCAGTACCTTTCGAGGAGCAAATCGGACAAGACAAAGCAAACAACATTGCAAAATTGTTAGAAATCGCAATGTGGCAAGGTGACACAGCAACAACCAACACTAACCCTAACACTAACAAGTTCGACGGTTTCATTAAGTTGATTGACGCTGCTTCTGCTTCTACTGTTGCTGGTAACACTTCAAGTGCTACTTCAATCACTACTGCTAACGTAGAAGATTTGATTGATAACATCTACAACGTAGTACCTGCAGACATCTCTGATGCTTCTGACTTGGTTTTGTGGGTAGGTATTGATACTTTCAAAAAGTATAGCACTGCATTAAGAGCATCTAACTTATTCCACTACGCTGCTGACAGCGAAGGAATGGAAATCATGATTCCTGCAACTAACGTGAAATTGATTGCTGTAGGTGGATTGAACGGAACTAACAGAATGTTCTTAGCTCGTTTGTCTAACTTGTTTGTAGGAACTGACCTTGCTAACGAAGAGGAAGACTACAGATTCTGGTACAGCCAAGACAACGATGAAGTTCGTTTCCGTGCAACCATGAAGTATGGTGTTCAGTTTGCATTCCCTGATCAAATCGTTCAGTTTAAATTAGCATAAGGAGGTAGAAAATGGCTTGTAACTTAACCGCAGGTTTTACTTTAGATTGCAAAGATTCAGTTGGTGGCGTTAAAGCTATCCATTTGATTGACTTCGCATCAACAGGATTTACCGTTAGCGGTGGAGAGGTTACTGCTACCACCATCGCTTCAGGCAGCGTATATACATACGAGATGCCTAAGGGTGTGGGTTCTATGACTACCACTACTAACGTTTCCACTGAAAATGGAACTGTATTCAATCAAACAGACGTAGTTGCTCGTTTGAGAAAACTTGCTACTACTAAGCGTAATGAGTTGAAATTACTTGCACAAAACAGAGTTTTCTGTATCGTTCAAGACAATAATGATGCTTATTGGTTAGTTGGAAAAGAATACGGTTGCGACATTACCGCTATGACAAGCGAAACAGGAACTGCAATGGGTGACAACTACGGCTACAATTTCACTTTGAGTGCTATTGAGTCTGAAAGTCCTTACAAATTACAGGTTTCTGTTGTAACTGCTCTCTCGATTTAAGTTTTCATAGTTTCTTTATTAAAGGGGGTGGCTTCGGTCACCCTTTTTTATTTGCCAATTTTACAAAAAAGTTATTTACTTATAGATGCTGCATATAACTAAGCAAGATACCAAAGACTTTTACTTGACTTTGACGGAGAAAACAACTATCTCCAATCCTACTTATTTATTCAGTTTAAAATCTCGTCAAACAGATACCTTTAAAAACTTTATCTTAGCGGACACTTCAAACTACAAAGATAGGTACAATAAGTTTAATTTTACTGAAGGAGATACAGACGCAACTACTTTAGACGTTGGAGAGCATCTATATACTATTTATGCTCAGATTTCTCCGAATAATACCAACCCAAACAACGCTGACGAAGTAGTGGAAACAGGGATATTTAAAGTGTTACCATTGATTAACGAAGAATTATTTTACGTAGTTGAGTAAGAAGATTTACATATCAGAAAGACCAATTGGCAAAGAGCATCAAGTAAACCTTGATAAAGAAATCTTTGTTACGCAAAGAAGCATAGGCTTTGAGAGGCAAGTTGATCTGACTAAAGAGATTTATGACGTTGACGCTTTATCTGCTTTCTTTCTTATGACTGAGAGTAACGACTTTTTACAATTAGAACAAGGAGGGCGAATAGTAAGTTATTATGGGTAATCAGAAAATCTCACAACTTGAACCGATTGGAACTATCGATGTAAACCAGGATAGTATTCCCATTGTCGATTATTCTGAAAATCTGACAAAGAGAACAAATCTTGCAAATATAGGAGAAAGGGTTTTAGAAGCTAACACAACAAGTAACCTTGCAGAGGGAACAAACCTTTACTTTACAAATACACGAGTTTATACAAAAGTAAAAGCCTCATTAATTGCAGGTTCAAACACCTCAATTACTTTCGATGATGCCTTACAAACGATTACAATAGCATCTCAGGGGAATGTTCAGAGCGTAAATACTAAAACGGGAGCGGTTGTACTTACGACTACTGATATAAGTGAAGGCACAAACGAGTACTTTACCGCTGCAAGAGTTAGAGCCGTACTTTTAACGGGTTTATCTTTAGTTACAAATGCGGTTATTTCTGCTACTGATTCAGTTTTAGTTGCATTTGGTAAATTACAGGCTCAGATAACTGCAAATCTTACAACGCTTACTACTCACGTTGCTGACACAAACAACCCTCACGCAGTTACAAAGACCCAGGTAGGCTTATCAAATGTCGCTAACGTAGACACTACAAACGCATCAAATATATCAAGTGGCACATTAGCTGATGCAAGGCTATCTTCTGCGGTTACAACTCAAGGAAATACATTTAACGCTGCAAATAAACTTGTGCAATTAGACGCATCTGCTAAACTTCCATCGGTTGACGGAAGCAATTTAACAAATCTACCAATACCTCCATCAACAGGAGGAAATCTATATTTATTCTATAATTACTAATGGCTGCAAATACATCACCAATTTTCGCACTTGTTCCCGAAACTAAAATAGTAACGGTAACGGCTGCAACTACAGATAGAACAGGAGCGACTACAACTAACCTTGTTGAACTATTAACCGCTACAACTGACGGAACAAAAATAACACAAATAGGAGCAAAGGCAGCGGGTTCAAATGTTGCTACAAGCGTTTTGATTTTTATCACTAATACAAGCGGAACAAGCCCTAAATTATACGATGAAATTGCAATGGCTGCTATTACTGCAAGTACAACTGTAACATCTCAAAGAGCGGTTACTGCATACTCAGACCTACAATTAAAAAGCGGTCAAAAAGTTTTAGTAGGAATTACAGTTGCCGTAACTGACGGAATTAACATTTTTGCAATTAAAGGAGATTATTAATGCCTGACTTTGGTATTTTTAGAGGGTTTAATGAAAAATTGTTTGGAAACAAACTTTATGCAGGTCAGTTGCCGACACAGTTGGGTTTAATTGGAAGTCAGGATTTTGGGTTTGATCCAGATGCTAAAGCATTTTTTGACAGAGTCACAACGGCAGGTGGTTCACTTTCAATAACTGAAAAAAACGCGGTAAATACCTTGGTTGTTCAAATGAAAACTGATGGCATTTGGACTAAAATGAAAGCCATATATCCAATGGTGGGCGCAAGTGCGGCAGCGTGTGCTCAGAATCTAAAGAATAGTAGTTTTACGGGTACATTTACAAGTGGTTGGACTTTTGCAAGTACAGGAGTTACGCCTAATGGCACAAGTGCTTATATGGATACTGGTTTATTACCGAGTACATCCTTAACAAACAATTCAACGACTTTAAGTTATTATTCACGAAGCACATCAGCAGCAAATACTGGTGTAGAAATTGGAGCGGCTGTTGGTGCCTCTTCTTTGCCTTTAATTCAAATAGCGTGTAATTATACAGGTTTAGGCACATTGCACGACCAATATTCGTATGTTAATGGGAGGTTATCAGTTTCAACGGCTAATTCTTTTGGTTTTTTTTGCGGCAGTAGAACATCAAGCACATCCTTAAAAGGATATAAAAATGGTTCTTTAGTAGGCACATTAACAACAAGCAGTACACAGAATGTTACACTTATAAATCGAGCAATAACTATTGCTGCAATAAATGCTTTTAATCCAGGCATATCTTCATTTTCAAATAGAGAATGTGCTTTTGCTTCAATCGGTGACGGTTTAACGGACACGGAAGTATCTAATTTTTACACCGCAGTTCAAGCCATGCAAACAACTTTATCTCGTAACGTATGATAGGCTATATTTTAACAGAAGAACAAAAAAAAGCAATTCAAGGAGTATTTTTTGATAGTGATATTTTCTTTAACTGCGTTCAAGATATCAATGATGTTTGGTTTTTATTTTTAAGCGACCAAGACAAAGAAATTTTACCACAAGAATATTTATACCTTTTAGACCTCCCAAAAGGCGAATACATTCCTAAACCAACACCTAACCCATTCGATGAAACTAACTGATACAACCGCTAACGCTTTAACTACAACATCTTTTGTAGGTGCTTTCAGTTCTATTGCTACAACTTGGAATCCTATTATTTCAGCAATCGGTGGGATTATCGCAATAGTTACAGGTTTATTAGGTGCTATTTACTACATTAAAAAATTACGCAAATGATTGACCGCATATTTAAAAATTGGAAATCTACTGCTTTAGGCTTAGGAGTTATGGGCGTAGGCTTTTTGCTTGTGTGGTTTGAAAAAGCAACATTAACAGAGTTTACGGCATTTATTGGTGGAGGTTTACTACTTTTATTTTCCAAAGATGGCAAAGCAGCAGATTAACTTATTTAAAGCAAAGCCAAGTAAAAAACTTAGACGGCACACCAAACACAAGAACAAACACAAATCAACTAAACCATATAACGGACAAGGAAGATGACAGAATTTGCAAGAATAAACTTTGCCGAAAGCAAGATACCTGTTTTCAAAGAAAATAAGGCAAAGAACTATATCACGTACGGGACTGATAATAAGTACCCACAAATGCTTATTGACCTTTACAACTCTTCTCCTAAACACGGAGCGTTGGTATCACAAAAGGCTCAATACATCGCAGGTGACAAAACTGAGGTAATAGCAAACAACACAGAGCAACTAACAATTGCAAATGATAGACTTGCTTCAATTAACTCTTACGAATCATTTGATGACGTTAAAAGCAAGATTGCTGCTGACCTTGAACTCTTTGACGGCTTTGCTTTAGAAATCATTTGGAATAAAGCGAAAACCTCCATAGCTGAGATTTATCACTTACCATTTCAAAATGTTCGTATTTCTTTGGACGGTCACTATTGGTATGCTGAGGATTGGTCAGATAGAAAGTTAGATCCTATTTACTACTACTGCTGGAATCCAATCACTCGTGAGAATAAGCAGTTGTACTACTTTAAGATGTACAAAGCAGGTCAAGGGGAATATCCTACTGCACCGTATCAGAGTGCTTTAAAATACATTGAAATAGACACTGAGATTGCAAATTTCCACCTTAATAGTATAAAGAGTGGTTTCTCTGCTCAAACTCTCTTACAACTCTTTAAAGGAGTTCCTACACCTGAAGAGATGCGTCAGACTATTAAGAGATTCAAAGAGAACTTTAGCGGCACAGATAATGCAGGTTCTATAATCATTCAATTTAATGATCCAAACGAAACTCCGTCTGTCGTTAACAACTTAGCACCATCTGACTTTGACAAGCAGTTTGACCTATTAAACCAAACTGTGCAGCAAGAAATCTTGATGGCTCATCGTGTGACCTCTCCGATGTTGTTCGGCATCAAAACAGAAGGACAACTTGGTGGACGTTCAGAGTTGATTGAATCTTACGAGGCTTTTCAAACGGCTTACATTGAACCACGTCAGAATCAAATGGATAGAGCGTTGACTTCTATTTTCAAGTTTATTACGCCTGTAACCCTAAAAACTAAAAACAAGCCTCCTATCGGTTTAGATTACATCCAACTTTTTGAGAAAGGCATTATCTCACAAGCTGAGGCAAGAAGAGAGTTAGGAATGAGCGACACCGTTGCAATGTCTTCACATTCTAATTGCAATCACAATCCTTTCGGTTGGGACGATGACAAAGACCTTGCAGTGTTTGAGCAATTTGGAGAGTTAGCTTCTAAGTTTGAAAAAGTCCCTTTTGATTTTGCCTCTGCTTTGGAGTTAATCATTCTGCAGTTTTTGAACGGAAACACAGAGTT